ATAATCTATATTTGACCACCCGTAGAGGGAATATGCTGGACAATACTATTCATAAATATCCTAAAGAGATTAACCAATTAATAAGAATCAACAACAAACTAAAGAGATTATTATGAAAAACAAGATTGAAGACCTGAGAAACCACCTTTTTGTCTGTATTGAGAATATCATGGATGAAGACAAGAACTTTGATATTGAACGCGCTCGTGCGGTGTCAGATATTGCACAAACCATTATCAACAGTGCTAAAGTAGAGATACAATACCTGGAGAAGATTGGAGGAAAGGGAACAGGGTTTGTCAACGATAACAAGATGCTGGACGATAAGTAAAAAGAAACCTCCACTAAAGAGTGGAGGACCATCATCAAAATCTATGAAAAATTAACCTTGATTCAAATGTACTACAATAAACTGTAATAAGAAGTATACGGAACATGTAGTTATACACAATGTGTACAATACCTAATGATTGGTAATTTTTTGATTTGATTTGACTTTTGATACTATTGAACTATAATTATCATATATTCGTCAGATGATGAGTATTATTCTGTCGGTCCTCAACGCTGGTAGAGTTATAAATTTAAATAATGTTTGTCCGTTATGATGGATGGGTTGTTGAGGAACCTTGAAGTCATTTCGGACTTTTTTTTTGTATAAACTAAACCTAAAATAATTAAATCTATGTCAAAGAAATCATTCCTAATGTACATCGATTCGTTGGATATCCTCGATGAGATGACGGACTCAGAAGCTGGAATTCTGTTCAAATTAATCAAACAATACCAAACCGATGGTAGTGAACCTGGTAGAGAAAATCCCCTCAGATTGGTGTTTATTCACTTCAAAAATCAATTCGACCGTGATTTACAGAAGTATGAGAAAAGAGTTAACACGTTGAAAATCAACGGAAAAATGGGAGGTCGTCCAGTGGAAGAAAACCAAATCGAGTCGATAAAAACCAAATCGAGTCGAAAAAAACCAAATCAGACCGATTTGGTTATTTTAAAACCAAATCAGACCGATAAAAACCAAATCGAACCGATAAAAACCAAATCAGACCGATATCGGAGTGATAATGTAAATGTAAATGTAAATGATAATGTAAATGATAATGTAAATGTTAGTGATAGTGTTAATGATAATGAAAATAATTTATTAAATCAAAAAGAAAAAAATAATACAAAAAAAGAAAAAGTTTTTTCTAAAATCGATGATTACATTATCGAACGTAGAAACTGGTTCTCCGAACTTTCCGTTGAAGATATTCAAAAGTTAAATTCATACGGTATTCATAATCCCGTGTTATGGACCAATACTTCTCTTCCCCCAGTTCATTATGACTTATCCGAAATTATTCTATCTTCAACGAAAGATAAAGAATGGATGTATAACCTTCAACAGAAGTTTGGAAACATTAAATTCCAGCATTCCCTGGAAGACTTTGTAAAACATATACTATCTTCGTACTCCTACCAACGGTATAAATCAGAATATGATTACAGAAGTCACTATGTCAACTGGTTGGAAAAAAATAAATCTAAATATGAAAAATAACACCTATGAACAACATTAACCTTCAAAACCTTCCAAACGCAGTAGAGATTGAAATCAACATCATCGGTTCAATACTCTTCTCCCCAGAACTTATCTATCAGATAGAAAGTATTCTTCATCCTGGTATGTTCTACAATTTCAAAACAAGGGAAATATATACTTCCATTCAACATATTGTTAATAACAATGAACAACTTGATATATTCACCATATCCAATAATCTTAAAATCAGAGGTAAACTTGAACTCATTGGCGGTTATTCCTATCTCAATGAACTTATGTCAACAGATTCCAACGGATGGAACATCGTGGAACATTCTCGAATATTGGTACAGAAATATATTCAACGTGAACTGATTGATATGTCAATGGGCGTTATCGAGAAATCAAAAAAAGATGTTGATGATGTATTCCAACTCCTCGATAACGTTAATTCCGAATTCGTATCCATTCAGAATACTGTAAGCGGGGATAAGATTAAATCTGTATCAGAAGTTAAACAGTCACTGTTGAAAAAGGTAATATCCGTGAAAGCGGGTATGATACTATCCGATGAAATCCCAACGTGTGTCAACTTTATCAAGATGTATCGGAATACGGTTACCGTGATTGGCGCAAAACCAGGAACAGGAAAGACAGCGTTCATGTTGTCTTCCGCAGCAAAACAATCCAAGTCGGGATACAAGATTCTCATTCTTTCCCTTGAGATGACTTCCGAACGTCTGACAGCACGTATCATCCAGTCTTCAACCTCCATATTCGCAAAGAGATTGATTAGCGGTGATATTACCGACATAGAGTACGATAATATCAACGATTTGGAATTAGACGATAAAATACTCATCGATGAAGGAATCGGGGTTAATTCACAGAATATGAAGGTCAGAATGGTAGCGTTGTACAAAAAGTATAAATTCGATGTACTCTATATCGATTATTTTCAAAAGATTCCACTCATAGGTAGGGATAATGTCGTAAATCTTCAGTTCAACTTAATGGAAAATCAAATCTGTGCGTTCGCAAAGGAATATCCCGTTTCCGTTTGTATACTCTCCCAGCTTACCCGTGGGGAATCTTCAGGTCTTGAATCCCTCAGAGGAGGTGGTATTGAACAGGGAGCACAACAGGTCTATCTGTTCCTGGATGAACATGTAAAAGATAATAGAGACCTTGAATTCAACGAGATACCTCCAGATAGACGTGGTAAGATAACAGTAACATGTGAAAAAAACAGAGACGATTCTTACATGGGTGGTACTATCTACTTCGATAAACTACGTCAGACTATGATGGAATGGTCATTGAAACCAATAACAGATTATTCAACCACATTATCGTACAATAAAGATATATTCTAATGGAAAAAGTATTCTATTCTAATAGTGGAGGTATGGGTATTATCCTTAATCACTCCGAATTCATCAGGAAACATGTTTTTTTTGAACAATCTAGGATTGAATACCCTGATGGTAGTCTTTTTTTAATACCTGGCGTAGAATCGAATTTATGGGGGTTTTGGAATGTACCTATGGAATATGTCGGAACTCTCAAGTCGACCAGCAAAAACTGTCTCGTGTTCTACGCTGGAGAAGAATCTACCATATTCGAAACTAAACACTACTTCTACTGTGTCTATCTCATATCACCATCTCGAATATTCATTAAGTATAACGAATCATCAGGACGTGATTATAACTACATCAACGGGAAATGGAAGTGATTACTTACAGAATGTAACCCTAAATGTAAACAATCCATCTATACTCAAAGTGAATGGATATTCATCCTGTAGATTAATATTCCTTATAAGTGTCGTCATCAGGAAACTTTCAATGACTTCCAACGGTGTCCGTAATCTGTCAAGATTGGATGACTTTATACCATCAATATCAATAGATATACCACTCCTGTCACAGTCTATTATCTTCATAGATGTAACATCTTCCGTATATCCACTGATAAAGTCATTTATAATATCCTCAATATCATCATATTGAGTCAATAAGTATACTATTGTATTGTTCATAGTAATAAATATCTTCAATTTGTGCAAACACTTTGCAAGAGTATCAATCTTTTTATACTTATTTTGTGGTATTTTATACTACAAATACCTAAAAACTGGTATGTGTGTTTTCCAGCAAAAAAGGTACATATTGGTACATTTTAAAATTTTTTCCCGGGAATTTTTTTTACGCAATTATACCCATTATATTAGCGGCTGAACATCCCCCCACAAATAGGGGGATACATACCATACCCCCTCCCTACATCCCCCACCCTACCATTATGTACATAGACATACATCCTGTCCCCCTGGTATCTCTTTGTCCATATCCTGTCATACATATTCCAATCAATATGAACATCACTGAATATCCTACTAGGTAAACCATATGGATTACCAACAATAATACGATACATGAATCCTTGATTCTCATAATAATCCGTCCATCCTCCACCAAAACCAACTCCTATCCTCCTGAAGAACACCACTTCAGGACTACACATATTCCTTGAATACAGGTTGTAATACGTATGGACGCTTTCCATATTGATATACAATAGCGATATCAGACTACTATCACTCTCCCTGAATAATACACAGTAGTAACTGAAGTACTTTGTACTCGTATATGTCTTATGGAAGTATCTGAATCCTTTATCAAACAGTTGGTTCCTGTCAATGTATTCACTATACATCAACTTGAATTCCTTATGTAGTCTAAGACTATCCAATACCAGATCTGGAGTCATCTTATAGTCAGAATATACAAAGTGGAATATTCGTTGGTCATTCATTACATCAAAGTCAGTACCACAGGATGGATAGTATAGACTCTTTTTCAGATTAAAATACTCTATCATATTGTTGTGTTTTGGGCTAATGTCGGAGCAATTATTTATCCACACAACGCGCGATTCAATATTTTTCTATATCTTTATCAAAAATTAACACAACATGGCACAGTACATCAACGGAGTAAAGGTCAAAAAGACTCAATATTCCATCAAGTTCTCGGGAAAAACCGAAGAATTCATCCAACAGATTCAAGAAGTAACCAATGAGAAAGGATACTTCAATCTCGAAATTAAAGAAAGACGGGAACCAGACAAGTTCGGGAATACACACTACGTTCAGGTAGATGAGTATAAACCTAAAGAACAACATGAAGACTCACCTTGGTAACATCCATCTTAACATCGTTCCCCTGTCCGTGAATGTTTGCTGGCAGGGGAAACGTTTTAAAACACCACAATACAAGTCCTACGAGAAGGAACTACTATTCACCCTACCTCCACTGTCTATACATGGGGACAATCTGTCACTATCTATCGAATACGGTGTATCTTCCAAGTTAGCAGATATAGACAACCCAACCAAACCAATATTGGACATTCTCCAAAAAAAGTATAACTTTGACGACAAGAATATTTATCAATTAAACCTGACCAAGATATTAGTACCTAAAGGTCAGGAGTATATTAAAATAGAAATATATGGGTGTTAGAAAAAGTAGTTACAAGTTCATGGAGGACAATAAGTACGCGGAGAAGTGGACACTTGATACCAGCATCAAGTTCTTAGACGAGTCCCTGAAGACATTACAAGACAGTCCTGATATGAATTTCATCGGAACATTAGCGGTTAAAATGGGAATATATCGGGAAATATATCCCTATTTGTTGAATAAATTCGGACATAACCATCACGTATTTAACACTTTAAAACAAATTAATTCAATCATTGAATCAAGGTTGGTTGAAAAAGGTATCAAGGGTGATACTAATCCAACCATGACCATATTCACCCTGAAGAATAACCACTCATGGACAGATAAGGTGGAGACAGTCAACACCAATACCAATACCAATACTACCATTATCATTGATGGTCAACCGATTAAGGACGCAATAACCAATGAGAATGACCTGAATGACCTTGTTCAGTAAATATACAGATGTATTCTATTGGAATATCAGAGATAGACAACATAGGTTCATCGGGAACCAGGGGGGAACATCTTCATCTAAGACAATATCAATATTACAGGTGTTAGCACATATCGGACTATCCGAACAATGTGTTATCAATGTGGTGGGTCAGGATATCCCCAACCTGAAAAAAGGGTCCCTCAGAGATTTCCAGACTACTATCCTGGGTGATATGAACCCCGATTTCCTTCACCACTTCAAGAACTACAACAAGTCAGACAGAATTTATACCCTACCCAATGGTACTATCATTGAGTTTACATCGTTCTCCGATTGGCAGGACGCGAAGAACGGAAAAAGAGATTATCTGTTTCTAAATGAAGCGAATGGTATTCCTTATTCCATAGCAGAACAACTCATCTCCCGAACACGAACACGGGTATACTTTGACTGGAACCCTGACGCGGAGTTCTGGTATCATGACCACATAAAACCCGATAACCGTTCAGTAACCTACTATTCCAACTACACCAACAATCCATACATCCCTGATTCCATCCTCCAGGATATTAAGTCTTGGAAGACAAACAATCCACGAAAATATCAAATATATGGACTCGGTAGAACGGGTAGACTGGAAGGTCTTATCTATCCCGAGTATGACCTTGTTCAAGATATGACCAGCACATACGACAAAGAGATATATTGTCTTGACTTCGGATATACCGACCCAATGTCTCTTAATCACCTACGTGTCAATATGAACGACCTGTATATCAATGAGATATTCTATGATTCCCTACATACGGTGGAGGAGATGATGAAGAAAGTCAATATTAATAAGAATATTACCATAGTCTGTGACAACGCTAGACCCGAGTCTATTCGTGAACTTCAAAGGATGGGGTATAAAGCGGTTCCATGTGATAAAGGAAAGGGAAGTATCATCTCGGGTATTGAGTCCGTCAAGAAGTATAGACTTAAGATTACCGTTAATTCTCAGAATATCCGCAGTGAAATTGTCAACTACACACGGAAGTACGACAACAAGAAAGGACAGTTCACCGATGAACCAATTGATGAACATAACCACGGAATGGACTCCATCCGATATGGAGTATCACATATGACCAATAAATCACCTAAGAAGATGAACTACAATGGACTTGTATAACTATAACATCATAGACTTCAATACCAAGATATTACCGATAGAATACGACATGTACACACAGGTGTGCAAAAGTTTATCCCCGATTAATGAACTTCATGGTGTCACCATAGATAGCGTTGAAGAACTTCCATTCAAGACTATTATCACGTTGGAAAACATGTTCAAGAATCTGTTTACAAATCCGTTGTTACAGATTGATATTGTATCTGTTGTGTTTAATGTTGATACTGAAGAGATAAAGAAACTGGGTATTTTTGATTTCTACCCCCGATTTAACTTCATCCATGATGGTTTGAATATCTTATTGGAGAGAGAGCGTAAGGTATTAAACTATGACCCCGAACCCGATGAGATGGAAGCTGGAATCGACAGAATGAACAAGTTTGGAAGACTTTCCACGGTGGATAGTCTTGCTGGTGGGAATATATTATTACATGAGGAGGTGACAAATTTACCGTATAGTCGTATATTTACAAAGTTGTACCTCGAATCGGAGAAATCAAAACTGACTCGGGAATTGAATAAAATCAGAATGAGAAAGTATGATAGTTGATGTTATCAAGAGTATCGTTCAGAACTTGAATATGTCATTCAAGTATGGGGATAAACCATCTCTGAACTTACAGGACGGTGAGATTACGGGGTATAATGTATGGTTATTACCCGTAGAACATAAGTCCACAGTCACACAATACAACAGAGTATCTTCCCGGATCTGGGACGTAGCGTTTTTCATCTTCATCAAATCGGACTTAGACTCGGGGGGTGACTACTATAACGAGAAGTGGGAACAGAACATAAAACCTATATACACCAACAACTACGTTGACAACATTGTCAACCAGCTATCATGTGAAGAGAGATATACAACATCAGATATTGTCGTCAAGGAAGTAATAAACCTCTTTGACTGGAATATGGATGGACTATACATAACGATGACTATCTCTGAAGACTTGATATGACACAGAAACAGATATTGGATAATTGGGTGAATAAACTCAAAGAAGACTTAATCAAGGAGTACAACTCTTTGGGTCTTCGTGCGTCTGGTAACTGGGAAAAATCGTTGGTTCCATTCACCACAGATACACGTGTCATTCTATACGGTGCGAAGTATTCCTATCAGATGGAGAACGGAAGGAAACCAGGGAAATATCCACCACGGAAAGCGATTGAAGATTGGATAGATAAGAAGGGGTTGACATACGATATTCCTAAGTCATCGTTAGCGTTTCTCATTCAACGGAAGATAGGACGTGAAGGTATTACTGTTCCAAACAAGTATAACAGTGGTGGAGTAATTAGTAACGTAGTCACAGAGAAACGTATCAATGAATTGATTGAACAGATAAAAATGATAAACGTCCTTCAGGTATCATCGGATATTATTGACATTATTAAAGAACCAATATGAGTATTCAAGTAACAAAAGACTTAGTGGCGTATGAGATGTACAACAGTACATTGAATCCTGTATCCTACCTATCTGGGTACAATACTAATATTGTCAAGTGGACAAAGGATGAATCGGAAACCCGTAACATCGTCAGAGGTTCTGTGAGTATCACCACGGAAAACGGAGAAGCACTTCTCGGATATCTGTATCCAAGATATAATCCATCATTGGAACGATATGAATTCTCCGTTGATTTATATGAGATAATCAAAACCTACTTCGGAAACTTTAAGGATGGAGTCACTTATGACATCTCCACACCTGTAATATTCGATAGTACGTTGTTTCAAACATGTACATGTGTATTGGGGATACTATACGATGACGATACCAATGATTCAACAACGCTGGAATGTGTCTTCTTACGTTCAGTCAAACAACATATAGATAGAAATACAGGTCACTTCTTCAACTACCCATATGGTGATTTCAACGTTCAAAACTTCCTGTTGAATTCAAACAAGGAGTTCCTGAACATCAATACTTTAAAGTTCATCGATAACATAAAGATATTCAAAGGATATCCTCTCGATATATCATTTATCTATCCCGAAGGAACTATCAGTAATGTGTCCTATAACTTATACGATAAGGTGAATGCTGGAAGTATTCAGTTTGATGAGATAGGTTCATCCCTTACCCCCAAGTCAATCGGACGTATGATAATAAGTGATGGTGTCAATCTGTTACCAATATTGGAAGACAATCCCGAACTTTTGGAAGGAAGACTACGATTTCAGGTACGAGATGGTGGAGGGTTTGACAAGTGTGTACTGGGTGTCAACTTCACAATTGTAGATGAATGTGGATGGTATGTTAAGTGGTTGAATAGACAGGGGGGATATTCGTACTGGTTGTTCAATAAGAAGGACAGACAGGTAATGACAACGAAGACACTTGGAACGATAATGAAAGATGCTGGACTGTTGTCCTATGAAACCGATGAGATGAGTATCGGAAGTTCCATGGAGGAAAAGATACAGATAACCTCTCAGGACTTAGAAGATTGGGAATTCAACCACGTCTTGGACTTATCTACTTCACCACTTGTGTATCTGTACACGGGAGAGAAAGGAAGTCCACTTGATGGAGACCAGACCAACTGGTTACGAATCCCACAGATAAATAACTTCAAGTTCACCAAGAAAAGTGAACAGGTGAAGTATACCATTGGTTTTGAACTCGATTTACCACGTACATTCACACAGATACTATAATGAATAACCTGGAGATATATGTTAACCAACAGAAACTGGACCTTCGTGGTTCGGATGTGGTATCTCTGACCAAACAGATTAATGACATTGCGGAGATACAGAAGAGAAACGCTGACTTCACCAATAGATTTACCATACTTCGGACACCACAAAATGTGTTGATATCGGAGGGATTAAACGTTCCCAATGTTCAGAATGGACCAGGTTCAACAATTCCGTACAAGTACGCACAATGTGACATCTATCAGAATGGTATCCCCATCCTTCAGAACGGAAGATGTATGTTCACCGAGACACGGAATAGACGTGAGTATGAACTAATGGTATATGGTGGTAACTATGATTTATATTCTAAGATAAATGGTAAGTATATTACTGATCTAGACTGGTCAGACTTGGTACATACCTTTGATAATACCACCAAGTTAAGTTCCTATTTAAACACCGATGGATATATCTATCCATCAGCAGCAACAATAACCAACGAAAACACATTTATTAATGAATATCAAGTACCTTGTGTCTTTGTAAAGACAATATGGGATAGGATATTGACGGAAGCACAAATACCTTATAGTGGTACTTTCTTTGATGATGATACTAACTTCAACAACGAACTGGTAGTAGCGGACGCAGATTATGTAGATAAGTCATTATATCCAATCGTATTTGAGATTACTCCGATAGCGTATGGTTTCGGTACTATGACTCCGACTAACTTAGTGACATTCAGTATTCCCAAGACTGGAAGATATGATATTAAGTCAATAATCAATATTGGGTTAGCGGATAGGGGGTTGGTAAAGTATCAGATATACAGAGGTAGTTCAATCCCTTTGGAGTTGTTATATGAGGAAGAAATAATAAGTTCAGGTACATGTACCGCTAGTGTTGAATCGTTGAACTTTAATCTTAATACGAATCTTCAGTTAACGAAAGACGACCTCATTACGGTGTCATTATTATTTTATCCAACTTCGTGTGGTTGGCCCAATCTTCCATACGGGAATATTCCTGCTGGTTCCACTGTTGAACTTACCATGACTAATTCGTATCTGTATCTTGATGAGATAGACTTCTCAAAGTGTCTTCCTAAGATATCACAGATAGCGTTCATGAGAGCTATCATGCAACAGTATGGATTGGTCTACAAGACAAACAATGACAACAGTATAGAGTTCATGAGAATAGAAGACATCATCAATACCAGTGGAGGTATATATGACGCGTCCGATAAGTTCGTATCTGAACTCTCCGAAACATATAATATCGGTAACTATGGTATATTGAATAACTTCACATATGACTATAATAGCGATGATGAACAGAACACGGGATACGCAGATTCCTTCTTCACCATCCCCGATATAGACAATATATCTGATAAGACTAATATCATTGATAGTATCATTGAAGCGTGTGGAGATAAATCTGTGGTAGAACTACCCTTAAACCTAGCGTCCACACATTCCTATTCCAACACAGAGACAGACAAGACCAAACCACCAATATACGTCTTGAATAAGAATGATAAGTTAAAAGTAGTGATGTTGAATCGGTCATGGGCTATACCATATTCCATATTCAGTCCTTTACATTGGAATATACTACGAGATACATATTATCCCGAGTTTATTAAGATGGTTCAAACACCACTTAAAAAAAAGGTAGTTATGTGGTTGACAGCGTTAGACTTATACAATATTGATATGTTCAAAGTTGTTTACCTAGAACAATATCAGTCATATTTTTATCTGAACAAAATAAACAACTTCGTATCGGGGAAACCAACAGAATGTGAACTTATAAAAATATATCCATAATGGCAGAATCATATAAGATAGTAGACCTTGACATCGACTATAACAAGTTGGTGACCTCCACGACCAACGCTAAACTACGTCTCAAAGAGATGAAGGATGAATTGGCGTTATTAAAGAGAGAGGGAAAGGAGAATACGGAACAGTTCGTTAAACTGGACGCAGAGATGAAGGTGGTAGCGAATGAAGTAAGGGTCAATACAAAGTTGATGACAGACAGTATACAAGCTGGTAATGAACAGAACGCTACAATAGAACAGATGAGGAAAGCGTTATCTGTTGTATCCGTACAGTGGTCACAACTTACCGAAGACGAGATGAAAAACACCGAAGAGGGGAAGAAACTATCTCAAACTAAGTTGGAACTGACAGAGAAATTGAAGGAGTTGGAAGCAGCTACAGGAGATAATAGACGGAATGTAGGTAACTATACTCAATCTATTATTGAAGCAGCTAAGTCCAATGAACTATTCGGAGGAGCGTTGAAAGGTCCTATTGAAACGATGATTAACTTTAAGGATGGATTGATAAAGGCGAAAGATGGGTTTTCTGCAGCGTCACAGGGGGGTGTTGGATTCCAGGGAACATTGAAAGGTATTGGAGGAGCGTTCGCAGCGTCAGGGATAGGAACCATTATTGTAGCGTTCACCACCATAATCAGTATACTTCAGAAGTATAAACCAGTAGCGGACAAGGTGGAACAGGTAACCGCAGCAATAAGTGCGGTAATGACTGAGGTAACTAACAGGGTCGGTCAGTTTGCAGCTGGATTTAAGTCTTTTTTTACAGGTAACTTCTCGGAAGGATTCAAACAAATGTCAGGGAGTGTTGATGGTCTTGGTAAATCTTTAGGTGACGCAACCAGTAAGGCAATGGAATTAAAGAAATCACAACAAGAACTTGAAGACAATGTTGCGTTATTCGAGATGGCGTCTGAACGTGCAGCACAGAAGGTGGAGGAACTCATGTTAAAAGCTAAGAATAAGACTCTAAGTGAAAGAGAACGGATAGACTTATTAAACCAAGCTGCTAAGATTGAGAAAGATAACTATGAACTTGAACTTAAGAACGCAACAGAATCACAAAGAATAGCGAGAGAGAGACTCATGTTAGCGACAGGACTGACAAAGGAACAGGTTAAAGAGATTGAACTAAACGCAAACAATACAGAGGTATTAGAAAAGTACAATAAACAACTTGATAAGTCCGAGGAAGCGAGAGACGCGTTTGTCAAGTCTACCACTGAACTGATAGAAGTAGAACGTAAGTCTATCCAAGTACAGGAGACCATTCAGAATAGACGGGATAAATTAGATGAAGACCGTAAGAAGAAACAAGAAGAAGCAGCAGCAAAGAAAGCAGCAGCGGACGCAAAGGCAGCGGAAGAGGAAAAGAAGAGAATCGATAAGATGTTGGAAGGAATGCAGGAGGAAATAGACTTCTTTGAGGTAAAACAGGGTAAATATAAGGAAGACCTCACAGGTATATCAGAGTATTATGTCAAGAAACTAGCACTATTAGACGAAGAACTGAAACAGGAGAAGATATCTCAGACTAAGTACGATACCGAGAAGTTGAAACTGGAGAAGGAAACCGATGACATGATACTGGAGATTGAGAAGAAGAGAGTGGAGGAGAGTATCAGAATAGCGGAAGACCAGTTAGCACAGTACAAGTTTTTCAATGAAACAAGAATACAAGATGGTCAACTGTTGACGGAACAACTGATACAACAGGAACTTGACAGATTGATATTGATTAAGGACGCAGCGGAAGAGATTGAGAGACAGAAGTTTCTATCGGGTCAAATATCCGCGGAAGAATATAGACAATATCAGATAGACTCAGAGACATCATTCCTGGAAACACAGAATGGTCTATATGGTCAGTTCAGACAACAGAGGAATGACGCAGCAGCTATTGACTTAGCTAATCAGTTTGAAATAATGAAACTCAATGGTATCTCCATGTATGATGAACAGAGAGAACAGGCGAGGATAAGTATGGAAGCGGAGTTGAAAGACGCAGAAAGTAAGGGAGCGAATATCTCAATGATTAAGGAAAAGTATTCCAAGATAAACGCCAGGATAAACAAGATGGAATTCGATGGGATGGCGAAGATGGCTGGGGATGCGTTTGGTCAGATAGCGGATATGTTGGGTAAGAATACCGCAGCAGGTAAGGCGTTTGCTGTCGCACAAGCTACGATAAACACTTACTTGGGTGTATCACAGATATTAGCAGCACCACCAAGTGGACCAGAACCGTTGAACTCCATCATAAAAGGGGTATCCATAGCGTCTACTATCGCTACCGGTATCGCTAACGTCAGTAAGATAGTATCCGTAAAAGCGGAAAGAGGGGGTAAATTCGGTACTGTCGGTGGTAATCTCCACACACAAGGGGGTACTAAGTACTACGGAGATGATGGTAATGTCATTGAGATGGAAAGAGACGAGAACTTCTATGTATTGAACAGAGGTGCGTCACGTGCTATCAACTCCCTATCCGCACTCAATCAACATTATGGTGGTGTTTCCTTTAGTACTCCTAGATCTGGATACTTCGCAGACGGTGGTATGTTGTCAAGGTCAATGAACCAGAAGGGAATAACAGATGATATCATGGATGTAATGGTTCAGACGATGAATAATATCAGACCAGTAGTCGATGTCAAGGATATCATTACAGGTGTTGACAATAGAGTATCATTAGTAGATGGTTCAAGTATTTAATTATGTTATACAACTTACTAAAAGAAAATGAAACACTTGTGGACACTCTAATCGACAAGGGTGTCGTACCTGTGGATGTAAAACAGAAGATACGTGTATACGATGAATATCGGAATGTAGTACGTTCTACATCTCGGAATGAAGCGTTGAAGATAGTATCCGAGAAGTATCGGTGTTGTGACAGAACGGTAAGGAGGACAGTGGACTGGATGGAGAAGTAATTACCACTTACCCAACGGACATACCTCTTGTTTTACTCTTAACTTGGATGATAAGGGACAACTACATACGTCACATACATACCCCTTAATTATCTCAACTTCTTCGTTGATTACTTCGAGATATTCCTTATGAACAATGTTATCACATTGGATACATACTTCTCCTCTCTGTTGTACAAGGTCGTTATTTTTACCCGTCAGGTAGTTAAACCAACCCATTGGAATGTTAGTTATTGACATCTGTTTGTCAGTCTATTGCGTGAATGATATTTGTTACTTAATTTTACAACCATGACACAAAGATATAAAAATGTTTCAATGTTCACCCACAATAAGTCTGTGACTGAAGTGAGTGGTAAAACAGTGATAAAAGATATCGTAATCGTTCAGTCAGGAGTTGATAAGGTAGGGGACTTATTGGACAATACATTTATTGAAGGTATTGTAAGTCAGGGGAACCAGTTTGAAACGGGTGTTAAGTGTCGTGCTGGACATCCCAACATGTGTAAAGATTCTCTCGGTACATACCTGGGAGATTATTATAATTTCAGGGCGGTAGAAGACAATGGTCAGTTCAAAGCGATAGCAGACTTACACCTCTCGGATATCACTAAGAAGACTCAAATCGATGGTAAAGGTATATCCTACCACGACTACTTAGTTGAGATGTCCACTAACCATCCTGACAAACTAGGGAACTCCATCGTTTTCACCGCTTCTTCTTCTGAAACTGTTGAGATAGAAGGAAAGAGTGTTAACAAGTTGTTACTTGATTCATTCATCGCGTCTGATATCGTAGATAGTCCGGCAGCTACGGATGGACTGTTTAAGGGTGTTGATGACTTAGGACTTAGATTGACAGAGTTCTTGGATGAAAATCCCGAGATATTCGAGTCCATAGAGAAGAACGAGAACGCTATTGACATATTCTTCAAGAAGTATACAAAACACTTATTTAATAATCAAACTAAAATAATGAAACTTTCAGAACGTATCAAGTCATTATTGGGGGTTCATATCTCCAAGAATATCGACATCACAGACGCTAGTGGTACTATTATCACAGTAATCACAGACGCTAACGAACCACAACCAGGAGACAAAGTTGAGATTGGTGGACAACCAGCACCAGACGGAGAATATACGTTCCCAGATGGTTCAGTATGGAGTGTAATGGGTGGTGTTATTGAGACTATTACTACTTCAACACCAGCAGACCAAACACAACCTGTACAAGCTAGTGAGGAACCAGTAGTTGAACCAGTAGTATCTGAGACAGAGAAGTCTATCGAGACATTGAAGTCTGAGATTAACGACCTTAAAGAGTTGGTTTCTAAGTTAGTAGAAGATAAACAAGAGTTGGAGAAGTCAGTGATTGACCTTGCGAAACATATCAAGAGTGAATATGTTCCAGGACAAGAGGTTGAGAAACCACGTAGAACACAGACTGAGGAACCAACAACATTAAAGAGAACTCCATTAAAGTAATTCATAACTAAAACAAATTTAAAAAAATGGCAAGTGTAATCAATGCAGAGGACTTATCTCTGAACCCACAAGAAGCTTCCGACATCTCTAAAGTGGTGTTCGAGAAAGCGGTCACCTCTGGTGATTTATCTAAATTCCACGCTATCGTAACAGGCGTACAATCTGACACTAAAATTCCTTTCGTAGGTGCGTTAGGACTGGTAGGTGAAGCGGTTGAAGGTTGTGACATTCCAAGTTCTGCGGAAATCGTGATGACAGAAAAAGTATGGACACCGAAAAACATCGAGTTCCAATTGTCACACTGTTCTGCTGACCTGTCTCAATTGTTGACCTACGCTAAGAAAAAGATGGCGACATACGAAGACCAGTACAACTACACAGGTAGTGCTGAAGAAACAATCGTGTTAATGCAGGCGGAAACTGCTCTTGCTAAGATGTTAGAGAGAGTTCTTCACTTCGGTGACACTTCTATCGCTAACGTAGACGATGGTGGTTACCTGAAAGACGGAGTACAAGTTAAGTACTTCAATGCGTTGAACGGTTTGTGGAAACAAATATTCAGTTCTGACGCTGAGGTAGTTACAATCTCTGCAAACGCTGGTAACTCTTATGCGAACCAAGCGTTAGCTGCAGACGCTACAATCGGTATCCTTCAGTCAATGATGGTGAAAGCGGATTCAAGATTGAAAGTAGCTGATGGTAAAGTAATCTTGTTATCTCGTTCATTAGCGGATAACTTGATGAACACTGCAGAGACTTTATCTGCTGCTATGTCAGGAGACTTCACTAAAACTGTTGCTGGTCAAGTAACATATGGTGCTACTAACCAACTTGGTGTATACCGTGGTATTCCAGTATTCGTAGTTGATGGATGGGATTCTACTATCCGTGCGTACTTCGACAATGGAACTAAGTGGGATAAACCTCACCGTGCGTTGTTCACAACTATCGACAATATCCCTGTTGGTACTCCATCTGCTGAGACTTTAGGTTCATTGGAATCTTGGTACAACAAAGATGAGAAGAAAAACAAGGTTCGTGGTGGTGTGAGAGTAGACATCAAGTTACTTCAAGACTACATGGCGGTAGCTGCGTATTAATTAATTAATCACTGGTAAAAAAAGTAATAATGCCTATTCCTAACGTAAATAACTGTTTGACCGGTATCGATGGTAATATCATTGCAGATTGCAATGATATGCCATACGCTGGTCTGGAGAGTAATGTTCGTCTGATTAACAGAAACGACATTGACTTCTCTGCTACTACCTTCAACAATGACAAGACAATCTGTACTGCATTGGTCCTGAAGGAAGACAAAGAAGCGTTCACCCTGGTTGGATTCAAGAAGTCTAATGACGCTGGATTCAAGTTGGTAAAGAAAGACGCGGTAAATGATGGATTCACCCACGAGATTAAAGGAGTAGCGTATAACCGTAAGGCGGATACGTTAGACCAAATCAATAAATTGTGTAAAGGAAACAAAATCGTTGCGATTGTGGAGTACAAACACAAGGGTTCTACATCCACAGAAGCGTTCATGATTTACGGAATCGGTTCAGGTTTGGAACTAAGTGACGCGTCACACAACGCTAACGCTAACAACGGTACAATCTCTCTTGCACTCGCTACGGTGAAGGATGAAGAGGAACCAAATGTACCATGTCTGTTCCTGGACACTGATTACGCTACGACTAAAACTGCGTTTGATGCTCTATAATGGGTAGCGATAAACTCAGAGAACTACTAAACGAGGCGTTTGAGGATTTAGAAGGGAACTTACCTAAACTTCAACGTCTCGTTTCTTTTTATCGTCAGATATACGGTAAGAACACTACCTGTATTGGATGTGGAGGTAAGGAGAAACTAATCAACATTTATAACACATTAAAAAAAGAAGGACTAAACATCATGGAAAAACAAGAGAAATCGGAGTTCCTGTTAAAAGACAACGTATCAGGTATTCCATTGGAATTCGGAAGCACAACATTTCTATCCGTATCTACATTAACGGATGAATTAGCAATCAAATTCCTATCGAAAAACAAGAACAGAATCCAATTATTCAAGAAATACCCGGCAAACTGGGAAGAACTGGTATCAGGTACTATACCTGTTGTAACAATCCCAGATCTAGAATTAGAACTAACTCCCAAGGAAGTAGTAGAAATTATTACAGATGTAGTAGAAACAACTACAACTGAACCGATTAAGAAGGTTAAAAGTAAGAAGAAGAAATGAAATCGTCATTAGTTGAACTGAAACCACGGAATATTGTACGGGTGGAGAAGAAACTCGGCGTTCATATTAATGGACACGACAACAACTACCCAACACGTATGGAGAGACTGATTAATTCGTCTCCTACTGCTAAGTCATGTGCAATAGTAATGGCGAAGTTCATCCAGGGAGACGGATTTGTTTCATCAATTCCAATGGTTCAGGTTGGGAAAAACAAAGGTGGTATATTGACTATCTATGACTTGTTGAAGGAGATGTCCTATTCAATAGCGTATCATCGTGGTTTCTCTTTACACATCAACTACAATATCAATGGTGAGATAACATCTGTAACACCTGTACCATTTAAAGACTGTAGATATGGTCTTGAAGATACTTCGGGGTATAAGGGTAAAGTAGTTATGTACAACAACTGGGATAATAGCGTACAAAACAAAATCAACAAGGATGATTTCAAGGTGTTTGACGTATTCAATCCGTCACCTGAAGTAGTTAAGTATCAGATAGAAAAAAGTGGTGGAATATTGAAGTATAAGGGTCAGATATTAATGATATCCCTTGATAGTAGTATGTACCCATTGTCAACCATTGACCCGGCACAAGATGACGCGGATACGGAATATCAACTTCAACTATACAAAAATAGAACTACACGTAAAGGTTTTGTCGGAAAGAAGGTGATTACTACACCTGAGTTTAAGACAGATGATGAAAAGATACAATTCCTAGCTAATCTAAAGTCTATTCAAGGTTTTGACAGTGCTGGTGATATCCTCCACTTTGAGTCTGAGTTTACCTCAGATGACAAGACTAAGATGATAGATGTAAAGTCATTGGATGAGAACATTAATACCAATCTTTTTCAAAATTGGGAACAAAGTATCTCGAATAACATCAGAAAGTGTTTTAATTTAATGCCTACTATATTGATTGACTTCAATAACGGTGCGATGGGTAACAATAGTGGGGAGTCGATGAAGATGGCACAAGCGTTTTTCAACGCTCAGACTGTGGAGGAACGTAACATCATCTCCGATACATTATCACAGGTATTCTCCAGATTTGTTACCGATATTAATCCTACTGGTGACTGGACAATCAATACTTTGGAATTGATTAAAGATGACCAGCAACAGAAGAAGAATGATATTATCTATCAGAAACAAGCGGAGTTGAGAGGTAGTGTTGGTGGTGTTACTTCTATATTGAGTATTCAGAGTGCGGTAGCAGCTGGAACCACTTCTTATGATAGTGGGGTAGCGATGTTGATGTACTTATTCGGATACGAGGAACAGATAGCGAAACAGATATTAGGTAACCAAACAATACAACCAAGTGGGAACACTATTAATTAACAGAAACGATTTCAAAGACTATAAGTCTATCTCTATGGGTAGGGATAATGATAGTATTGAACAATATATACAAGAGTCACAAGACCTTGATTTAAAAGACCTTGTATGTCGTGAGTTCTTCTATGACTTGATAAAGAACTATCAAGATAGTGGATATCAAACACTAATACATGGTGGAACGTATACCAATAAGTATGGATATGAGGTAGAGTTTAAGGGTATTAAACCAGTGCTGGTGTACTTCTCCTACGCTAGATATATCTTCCGTTCTCATGTTCAGGACACCCCATTCGGAGTAGTACAAAAGACAAACGAATTTTCCAATCCAATATCATCCCAGGAGAAGAGAGATATCAGAGACAGATACAGAACGGACGCTATGTCCTACTGGGATGAAGTGAAGATATACCTTGACGACCAATATGAGAATTTTCCAAAGTGGAATTCCTGTACATCGGAACTATGTAGTAAGTGTAACAAGAGAGGGAAAGGACCTTTTAAAATGACTGTGATATGAAACATAAGAGAGGAGATACTTTTAATGGTTTCCTGGTAAGGTTTACGTATAAGGAAATCGAAGGTGTAGTACAAGACCCACGTGTTCCTATTGACTTAAGTACTGTTGAATCTATCGATAGTAAGTTCAAGTTCGGTAGTAAGAACGGAAAGATATCCCATCAGTTTGACTTGGATAATGGTATTGAAATCACTGATTCTGAAGGTGGTGAGATACGAATGTTAAAGGATATGTTGATAGACTGGGAATATGGTGACTGGTATTATGACATTCAGATAACCTTTCCCAATAAGATAAAGACATACTACGAAGGAGTATTAACAATAACACAGGATATCACCAATGGATATTATTGAAGTTGACATAATAGATAATACAGATATCATTGATGTAGAAGTAACGGAGAATAATGACGTTATTGAAGTTACTATCGGTGAAGGTATTACATATGTGAAGACTGATGGTGTTACTATTATTGGGGATGGTGTCATCACTCCACTTACTTCTGTCGGTGGTGGTGCTGGTGGTGTTCTATGTGCTATCCAATATGACCCTAATCATTCATACATCACTAACAATGGGTACTTAGCTGGAGACTTGGTATGGTATCAAGGTAAGATATATCGTGCTAAGTTGAATAATGATGGTATTGTCCCAACAGATACAACCTATTGGGAAAACATTGGTGAGGGATATCGTCTTCAGGAGAACTTGGTAGACTGGTCAACCTTATTGAATGTACCTACTTTCTTCAGTGGTGACTACAACGACCTGACTAATCTACCTACTTTATTCTCTGGAAGTTACAATGACCTGACAGATTTACCTACATTATTCAGTGGTGACTACAATGACCTGACTAATACACCTACTATTCCTACAAACACAAGTGACCTGACTAATGATAGTGGATATATTACATCGTCAAGTCTTCCAGGAGTGGTAGTGATTACAGGTACTAATCACACATCCTATCAGAATAACACGTTAATCGGTAAATCTATTCTATTGGTAACCAATGATAATGTGGTGAGGATTCCAACGGATTATACATTCAATGGTACAACAGGTACTATTGAATTCATTAGTAATATTGAATATGGTGTGGTAATACAAGTATTGTACGTATGAAAAAGTTAATATTGATATTGTTGTTAAACTTGTGTGTTCTATTGATAAGTAGAGCGCAGATAGTTAATAAGTTCCGAGATAGTTCACAATTTACCAAGGGGGTGAGATTTGATAGCACAGTACATTTTTCTGGTTTAAAATCATCTTCAGATACTATCATATTGGTAACGGATATTAATGGTATCATTAAAAAGATTAACAAAAGTAGTTTATTACCAACATTATCAGGTGTATATGTACCGTATAGTGGTGCTAGTGGTGATGTTGACTTAGGAGCGTGGGCGTTGAACGCTGCGTCTATAAAAGTAAACGGTACTAATGGAAGTGGACATATTAATCTAAGACATCAGTCAAGTAACGCAACATCACAGGGTCAATCTTCAACTATCTTTGCAGATAACAATGGTGATTTAAAGTGGAAAAATGATGGATTATCATACATGACTTTGAAGACTTCGGGAGTTACAGCGGATAGGATATATCGTTTTCCAGATTCAACAGGAACGATAGCGTTGTTAACCAATATTCCTACACTAACATTCAGTAAGAATATAGGTAGAGATAGTATCATATTAACCTATAATGGTACCAGGAGTGCAGTAAAAGATTCAACAGGTGGAGGGGGTAGTTCTGTATTCAGTTCCCTAACAGGTGCAACAGGTAACAATACTATTTCCAACGCAACGTATAACCAGGAATGGCAGTGGACCAACCAAACAGGGACAGGGTTAAAACTTAGTACATCCTCCACGTCTGCAGTCAATAACAGTGTATTATTCGAATTAAGTAGTACAGGTGCTAACAGCAATGTGACTACCTACGGTCAAAAGATAACAGCAAACAGGACAGGAACAAACGTTATAAATTATGGTTTGGATATTACACACGCTGGAACGAATGGTGCAGGGTTGAATATCTCTACGAATGGAGTGGGTATCAACTTAGCAGCAAGTATGACAGG